TATTAAGGAGATAATGACCAAGATCGAAAATGATCCTGTGGCCAGTAGCTTCTATTATAATGCCAGTAGCGGCGCAGCCCCGCTGCAGACACAAGCGACAGGTGGAGCGCAAGTGGGAGAACCTTACTGATGGCTAAGAGATCATACCCAGTAACGCGTGACGGCATTCAGTTTGAAGTTCGCGCTGAAAGCAAAGAAGAAGCCCAACGGATGGCTGAAAACGCAGACTTGTCGTCAGTGGCGCGCGTCATTGCGCGCGAAGGAAGCACAAGAATATTTCAACGCCCAAATGGGAATAGATACCTTGTGTCGCCAAATTACAGCACGACAGACCCAGAAAAGGTAAATAAAGCCTTGCAGGGCATGAGCGCAGCCCAAATATCAAGCCAAGCCATTGATGAAGATATATTAAAGCAATACCCAGTTGCCGCGCGTGCCGGAGAATTTGTGCGCGGGGTTCCGTTTGCAGGATCATATTTGGACGAGGCTTTAAGCGCCACACTGGGGCCAGAGGCTGGGGTGGGCGCGCGCGCACTATCAGGCGCAATGCAGAGGCAGAGACCCGCAGAAACTCTTGGATTAAACATAGCCGGAGGCGTTACCGGCACTGCGGGCGCGTTGGCAGCGGCTCCGCAGGCGGTGTCCAGCGCGCTGGCTGCAGCAGTTGGCCAAGGGTCGCGTGCGGCGCAAGTGGCGCGAGCGGCATTGACAGGCTCTGGGGCAGGAATGCTGGAGGGCGCTGTTTATGGAGCTGGAGAGGGAACCGATGCACAAAGCCGCATGGAAGAAGCAGGCAGCGGCGCGGCTATCGGGGCAGCAGCAGGCGGTATTTTGGGAGGCGCAGCGCCTTTAGCTTCTGAAGCTTTCGCCAACATAGCGCGCATATTTAAGCGTAGCGACATTGGCACTATAGCCTCAACCTTTAAAATATCGCGTGACGCCGCAAAGGTTATCAAGAATACTTTTGACCAAGGTGGAGACATCCCAGCGGCTGTAGCCAACTTGCAGAGGGCTGGATCTGAGGGAATGCTTGCTGATGCTGGCCCTGCAGCACAGGCGTTACTTGACGCAGCAAGTATATCTGGCGGCACCGCCGGCAGGATTGTGCGCGATGCGATCAGCGAGCGCATGTCTCGCACAAGCGCGTCTTTAGAAGAAACGCTAAACCAGTCTCTGGGCGATCCGGCGGCAGGCCCGCGCACTGCTGTTAACGAAATAGCAGCCCGCACGGCTCCACAGCGCGAACAGGCTTACGGTTTGGCGTATGGCACTCCTATTGATTATCGGCGCATGGTGGGCCGTAAAATCGAGGCAATTCTAAGTCGCATTAACAGGATTGACCCGAAAGTATTGCGAGACGCCATTGCTGAAGCAAATGCTGATATGGAATATCGAAATATATCAAACCAGCAAATTATGGCGCAAATTGCGGATGATGGTAGGGTCGTGTTCACAGAGATGCCAAATGTCCAGCAACTTGACGAGATAAAAAAGGCGTTGGGAAAAATTGCCTACGACCAAAACACAGACCAGTTTGGCAGGCTGACAAATGCAGGCAAGCGGTACGCTGGTTTAGCTACGGAATTGAGAGACGCAATATCTGATGCCGTTGAGCCGTATGCTGCGGCTGTATCTATTGGCGGCGATAAATTAGCTGAAGAGCGCGCTTTTTCATTGGGGCAAGAGCTTTTAAAGGCTGGAACGCGTTTAGAGGATCTTACGTTTGAGCTTGGCAAGTCTCCATCGCAAGCTCAGATTGACGCCGCTAAAAGCGGTTTGCGTTTATATATCGACGAGGCACTTGGAAACGTCAGGGCTATTGCCAGCGACCCATCCGCAGACGTTTTAGAGGCTCGCCAAGTCATAAAGGCGGTGACTGATTTAAGCAGCGATAAAGCCAGAGCTAAGATTAAAAAGCTCATGGGCGCAGAGGCTGACGCATTGTTGTCTCAAATAGATCAGGCTGCACAGTCTGCAACAGTTAGAGCTGCAATGGCGCAAAACTCTAAAACCGCTGGACGCCAGTCTATTGATAAAACTGTCAGCCAATTAACTGAGCCAAGCATTGTTGGTCAAGCACTGCAAGGCGAAGCAGTCAACACGACAAAGGCTTTAATACAAGCAGTAACAGGCCAAACAGGCGAATACACTGTGGCGCGGCGTCAGAAAATATACAACGACATCGCAAAGGCTTTAACTGAAAAGCGTGGAGAAAATGCACTTACCGCTTTGCGCGTATTAGACGCCGCAATGCGCGGTCAGGAGATGACAGACACGCAAGTTGACAGCCTTGCGAAGATGTTGGCCGGAGTGTTATTCTCTGGGGCAGAGGCGGGCGTTGCTCGCGGATATGCGGCAGAACAACGTCAGGCTCAATAAGGAATAATAACATGCAACCACAGCCAAAAGATCGCCGTGAAATCGAAAGCATCGTGCAGAACGCGATTAGCGAGGCCGTTGACTTCGTAGAAAGCGAGATCAGCGAAGACCGCATCAAGTCGCAGCGCTACTACGACGGCGAGGTTGATATTGGCCACGAAGACGGGCGCAGCAAGGTTGTGGCCACAAAGGTACGGGATACCGTACGCTCTGTGAAGCCAAGCCTGATGCGGATCTTCATGTCCACCGCAAGGCCGGTAGAGTTTATCCCGAAGGGGCCAGAAGACGTTGCATTGGCCGAGCAGGCCACCAGCTACATCCAGCACGAGTTTACGCGCTTGAACGGATACCGCGTGCTAAACGACGCTTTCCAAGATGCTATGGTGAAGAAGCAGGGCATCGTGAAGGCGTATTGGCACGACTACCCCGTGGCCGAAATATACACCTACACCGACCTGTCTGATGATGAATACACGTTCCTGATCCAAGAGGATAACGTTGACGTGATCGAGCATACGATGGAAATGTCGATCGAGGTGGACGAGATGGGCATGGACATCGAGCTTCCTGTCCATTCGGTCAAGATTAGCCGCACAGAGATGAAGGGCGAGCTGCGTATAGAAAGCATCCCGCCAGAAGAGTTCTTCGTAAACCGCGACTGCCGGTCATTTGATGACGCATATGTCGTGGCGCACCGCACAGATATGCGCGTCGGCGATCTGGTTGAGATGGGCTTTGATTTTGACGTCGTGTCAAACCTGACGCCAATAGACGGCACAAACGATATGTCTGGCGCAGAGGTGCTTGAGCGCCAAGGATACGAGGAAGACTTGTCAGACGAAGACGAGCTAGACCCGTCCATGAAGCTGGTGGGAATTACAGAAGCCTACATGCGTATGGATGTTGACGGAACCGGCGTGCCGGTGCTGTACAAGTTTCTCTGCGGCGGCACGTCATACGAGCTGCTAGACTTCATGCCGTGCGACGAGATCCCGTTTGCCAAGTTTGAGATCGACCCAGAGCCACACAGCTGGTACGGACACAGCCTGTCTGAGCTGGTGGAAAACGATCAAGATGCAGCAACGTCTATTCTGCGTGGCATCTTGGATAACGTGGCGATGACCAACAATCCGCGCATTGGGATTGTGGATGGCGCAGTAAATATTGACGACGTGCTGAACAACGAGATCGGGTCACTTGTCAGAATGCGCCAAGCCGGATCTGTGCAGGATCTCAGCGTGCCATTTGTCGCCGGTCAGACGCTATCTGCGTTGGCATACATGGATCAGCTCACCGAGCAGAAGACGGGCGTCACAAGCGCCTCTGTGGGGCTTAATCCTGACGCTTTACAGTCTACCACCAAGGCAGCCGTTCAAGCGTCTGTGCAGGCCGCTGCGGGCCAGACAGAGGTGATGGTGCGCAACTTGGCCGACGGTCTGCGTGACCTGTTTGGCATCATGCTGCGCCTGATGAATAAGAATATGGACGAGCAGAAGATGATGCGGATGAACGGGCAGTTTGTGCCAGTCGATCCGCGTGTCTGGGATACGTCTATGGACATCAGCATCAACGTCGGGCTTGGCACTGGCCGCGAAGAAGAAAAGCAGATGGCATTGCAGCAGGCGTTGCAGATGCAGCAGATGGTTTACCAACAATATGGCCCGATGAACGGCTTGGTGTCGCTGACCAACATCCGCAACACGCTGGCCGACAGTCTGGCGCTGTCAGGCGTGCGCAATGCCGACCGCTACTTCGCGCCGATTACGCCGGAAATAGAAATGCAGATGCTACAGTTGCAGCAGCAACA